TAGTAGTAATAAACAAGACTATACAGTGTTGTTTAATAAAGCCTCTATGAAGCTTGGTCTTATCCCAATTGAAAAAGAAGTCGTTGACAAGAACGGCGAGATTAGACTTGAATATTGGAGAAGAATTCCCCATAGTGGTGGCGGCTGAGAAGAAAAGCAGCTTCATCCAGATAAAACTTTGCCTAATTCTGAAGAAGAAGATCCATTATATAGTGCAGAAGATGAGGCTTTCGTTAGGGGCGGAACATCACAAGGAATCTCTAGTTTAAACGAATATTTTCAGCATATTCATGAATTAGCTGAATTAGCAATTGGCATTGGTGAAGATAGTAGAAGTGGTTCAGACCCATATTTACTTCGACTACCTCTTGATGAGCCTTTCCTAGAAATTAACGCTAATACAAGAGCTATTACTGTTCCGGCAGCTTTAAGACAGATTGCTGTTAAGGGTGATAAATATGCAGAAATTGTTTTCTTTAAAATCGATAGATACTACGATGCTGTTGATTTAGCAACTCGTCATATTTATATTGAATGGGAAATCAATGGCAAAAAAGGTATTTCAAGAGATTTCTTAAAAGATACTCAATCTGAAAAAGATAAGATTATTTTTGGTTGGATTATTGATGATACATTGACAGAAGAAGTCGGAACAATTCGTTTCGCAGTTAGATTTGTTGAATGGAATGATGGTGGAGTTGATAGTGATTCAGCTATTGCAAATACTCCATTGCTTTATAGTTTTAGTTCATTACCTGCACAAATGACAGTTGTTAATAGTCTAAATTATTCATTATTTGAAAATGATGAAGATTTAGAAAAAGCTGATACTCAACAACAAGCTAAGAATATTATGCTTTATTTACAGAATTCTGATCCAGATTCTACTGACTCTACAACTCCAGAAAGAGCCGGCGAGCCAAAGTTCTTGATTGATTTAAGCGACGCTGATGAAACTCTAGTTGCCGATTTAGTCAATGGACAGAAAGAACTTGTTGTTGAAGCAGTTTCTCCAGATGGTGGAACTATTTCTTATACATTTGTTTACCGTGCAACTCCAGAAGATGGTTCTGGCGGTCTCGGGGCAAATATCAGATTTAGAGAAGTTACTAAAGCGGATGCTATTGCGGCTCCACAGCATTTATATTATCAAAGAGAAAATAATGGAGTTTATACTGCTATATCTCAAAATAATATTGCTGAATTAGAGGACAATGCAAAAGTTTTCGTTAAAGAAGCTTTCTTAGTTGTAGGCCGGCCTGGTTATTATTTTGCTAATGTTAGAAATAACGTTGGTGGGAAGAAAACTAATGTTAAACAAGGAGATGTTTTATATATTCGTTATGCAGAGGCTCCTGAAGTAACTAAACAAGTTATTGATCACTTTGTTCTTAATGATGTACATCAAGAAGTTTCTGTTGATTCTACAGTTCCAGAAATTCAAGAAATTTCTACTGATATGGGAATGATAACTTCTTATGGCAGCAACCTTTATATTGAAAAAGGAGTGGCTGGTGCAGGTGAGATTGTATTAGGTCTTGATGATATTGGTCCTAGTTTTAAAGCCCCAGGTTTTGGAGATATGGAAATTTCTTGGTATAAGAAAGAACTCGATGGAGAAGAATGGGTTGCTATTAATTCTCATGAACCAACTCTTAAGGTAACAGAGCCTGGATATTATACAGCATCTGCACTTGTTTCCGCAAATAAGAGTACTGCAGAAGTTGCACTTGGAGATGAGCGTGTAGGTATTATTAAAGTTGTTAATATGCCAGAAATGCTTGTCAGTGAAGTCAAATGGGATGAATTTACTGATAAATTATTAGCACATGAATCTAATGTTGAACTTGAAATTGAGAAAGCCAGTGAAGGCGATGTTTATTATCAGTGACATATCATTACAAAAGAACAAGGGGATTTAGATAATGCTACAACTGAACAGATGAAAGCCCCTAATGGATGAGTTGTTTTTGATGGCAATATCGGAAAGATTCCATTTAAGCCTCTCGTTGAAGGTCATTATTATATTGAATTAAGAAAGAGGCTATATGAGAATAGTGGCGAAGCTATTTTACTTGGTCTTAGTAAAGATGATAAAAAACTTGGCATCATTGGAATTGAAGTAAAATCTTCAACTGATGGTGGAAATAGTGGAAATCAGTCAGTCAATCAGATTCAAGATGGCGGAAACGCAAGTTCTACTAATAATGAGAATACTACAATAACTGACGGCACCAATGCATTTGGAGAGTAAGAGAGGTAGATAACCTATGATTACAACTCCTGAGGAATATATAAAATACCTATGAGGGATTGAGTCAAAGGATGAAGAAGGTAATGTTATAAATCCTTATAACAATAAGCCTATCCTATCTATCATTTTGCCGTCAGATGAAAGAACTTTTGATGTCGATCTCAGCAAGAGAGAAATATCTGTTCCTACTTTTTTAAGTGTTTCAAAAGACCATAGAGCAGAAACAGTATATTTCTTAGTAGATAGATATTATGAATACAAAGATTTAGCTCAAACATCTTGTATGATTGAGTTTATTAATGCGGCCGGGGAAGGTGGCTTCTACCCAGTCCCATTCTATGATATCTCATCTTATCCGAGATATTTTGATGAAGATGAAATCGTCCATGAAGCCAAGATGTTGATACCTTGGTGCATTGAAGGCGATGTTACAAAAGCCGCAGGCACAGTCCAATTTGTATTAAGATTTTACGAATTAGATGATGCTAATAAGAAGTTTATTTATAACATAAGAACAAAAGTTGCTACTGGTCAAGTTTTAAATGGACTTGATGAAAGTACAATTGATGCCAGCGTTGATAAAGAAGTTGAATCTAATTTGGTACAACAGTTTAATTGAAAAATTGATAATGCAGTTACAACTATTTATTGAACTGATTTGCCAGATACTGAATACCATGCAAATACTCAATATCCTGGAGCGTCGTTAGATGAAAATGCGGCCGCTGCGGAATATATAGATAGCTTACAAAATTCTAATTAGCTTATAAAGGGTCTCCTTTTGGAGGCCCTTATTTTTTTTGGCCAAATGAAGGTAAATATATAGTCTCAAATTTCAATTAACTTAGGATAAAAAGAATTTCCCACAGAGGAAATTTTGTGTTATAATTAGAGAGAAAGGAGACGCACAAATGCCAAATGATGAAATTTTAATAAAAATGAAAGTTGGCGATTTAGCCGATGTGGGTGTTGATGAAAATACAAATACTCCTACACCAGCAATTGAAGGTGGCAGTGTTTTATTTGCTATTGATGCACCACAACATAAAGGTAAAATTTTATTTGATTTGCCAGATGGTAGCCAACGTATTGTTATGTCAACTGATGCAGAGTATGCTCAATATTCCGGACGAGCAGATGAAGCTTTAATAGCCGGAAGTATTACTGGTGCAAAAATTGATGGTGTAACATTTACAGGTTCGCGAGATATTATTCATTATACTACATGCACTACTGCTGGTAATACTGCAGATAAAACAGCGTCTTGTACGGGTTTGTCTTTGATTATTGGTACTAGAATAATGGTAAAATATTCTAATACTAATACCGCAGATAATCCAACTTTAAATGTAAATAGCACTGGAGCTAAACCTATTTATTATAAAGGTGCAGTAATGCCAACTCCTTATATTCAAGCTAACGCAGTACATGAATATGTATATGATGGAACTAACTGAAATTATGTAGGTACATTGGCAAGTGAATTAGGTATTACATCTGGTCAAATAACTTATTATACAGCAAATATCGCGAATGAAGTTCTTACATTTACACAGCACACATCCACAGTTGTAAATGCAATAACAGGAGCTGATATCACTTATACAAGTGGAAATGGGGTGCGTTACTAATGGCAGCACAAGACAGAGACGTATTAATTAATGAAATACGATTAGAAAATATAGCAAATGCTATTAGAGCAAAGAATGGCCAAACAGATATTTTTTATACGGTAGCAGAAATGCCGAGTGCAATTGCGGCAATTGAAACGGGGAGCCAGATTCCAACTGGAACTGGCTCCGCCGCAAGTGCCGCAGATGTATTAACGGGAAAAGAGTTCGTTCATTCAGCCACGAATGAGTTAATGCAAGGAACTATGGCAATTAATACTAATGTAGATTCAAGTGCACAGGCAATAGTGGAAGATAGACTGAAATTAACAGTTGGTACTTCTGGTTATTATGGTGCTACTGCTACTGTGAATATGCTAGCTTCTGAATTAGGAGATGCTACTGCTGCACAGGTTTTAGAAGGAAGTTTTTTCTCTTCAAGAAATGGCCTATACCAAGAAGGAACTATTCCAATTAATAATGCTATTAATCAAAAGTTGAATATTTCCACTACATCTTATACAATTCCAGAAGGATATCATAATGGAAACGGCACAGTATCTATATCTTTACAAACAAAAAATGCAACGCCATCTAATAATCAGCAAATAATTAATGCAGATACTGGATATGTTATGTCAAGCGTGACCGTTGATGCTGTGAATTTAACCGGGAATGCATCAGCTGAAAATGTGCTATCTGGTAAAACTTTTTATAATACAACTTTAACAAAACAAAATGGTACAATGCCTCATTTAGGGAATAGCGCTGCATACCAATATGCTTCTAATAATACAACAAAAGTATTATTTGCTGATAATATATTTTATTTTAATCCATATAAAATAAGTGATGGAACAACAAAAAATGGTTATATTGCATTGAGATATAGCTCAGCTAAAGCTTTAGATGAAACCAATGCGCTAGGACCAGGTATGTTACCATCAAACGTATTATTTGCTTATCCAGCAAGTAAATTTGGAAATGCAACTGCAGCTCAAGTGTTAAAAGGAGCCACTTTTACAAGTTCTGCAGGAGTTAAAGTTACAGGGACGTTTGCTCCAAAAACACAGACTGTATCTCAAACTATAACTCTTAATGCTGGAGCTAACACCACTAAAACTTTTACTTTTTCTAATTTAACTACTATTTATGGTATTACGAAAATGCAAAAAACAAGTGGTAGCGAACTTATCACGATATTTAGCGGTTACCCGGATGTGGGTACTGGTGACGATGCGCTGAACATTCCGTCCGGCGGCATCAACGGCAACCGAATCGTCCAAAGATTTATTAACAATAGTGATGCCAATAATCAGTCTGCGGAAATAGCGATTACTGCTGTTGGAGTTTAAAAAATTTGACATAACTCTAAAAATTTTGTATACTATAACCAGATCTAGAGATGGATAGATACTGAATAAAAAGTTTAAAAAAATGGAAATGGAAATCTATTGTGCAGTTTAATCCCCATCTCTAGATTTATTAAAAAAGATAGAGACACGGAGATAGGTAAAACTTATCTCTATTTAATTATATATAGAAAGGTAGGAATTATATGCCTTCAAATAATTTTATAAAACAATTATCTTTTGGCGAAACTGATAATGAGGGTAATCCAATTCTTTATGATATTAAAGCTACTTGTGATGTAGATGGCAACTCTTTAAGAATTAGAGAATTAACTCAATCTGAATATGATAGACTATCTACCGAAGAAAAAAATAATGGAACAACTTATTATATCACTGATGGTAATGGTGGAGGAGCGTCTGGTAGTGGAAGTAGTGGTGGTACCGTAGATGCCTATACAAAATCTCAAACCGATGCTTTATTAAATACTAAGGCTAATACAGCAGATTTAGCTACAGTCGCAACTAGTGGGTCATATAATGATTTATCAAATAAACCAACTAATGTATCTGATTTAACAAATGATGCGGGATATTTAACTTCAATTCCTGCATCTAGTGTTGCAGTTGAATTGACTCAAGCAGAATATAATGCTTTATCTAATGCTGAGAAGAATAATGGCACCACTTATTATATAACCGATGCTGGTATAGGATCAGAAACAGCGAGTAATATAGGTTATAGTAATAGTACAAGTAATTTAAGTGCAAATACAGTCCAAGGAGCGATTGATGAAGTTGTGCACACAATGAATACCGCGTATTATTATAATCATGAGTCTGATCTTGCTTGAACTCCTAATACTTCGGTTGTGGGAAATAACTATTCTGGTATAAATATTAAAAATGGATTTGTAAGTGTACAAATAAGCTTTTTTACTTCAGCCGCATTATCCTCAGGAACAGAATATACTGCTTATACACTTCCAGATGAATTAAAAGAACTTACTGGTAGCACCTATGTTCACGGAGTCGCAATTTCTGGTTCAACACTTGTTCGAGTAATATTCAATACATGAGACAGTAACGTAATTAAGGTTGTTCCAGGAGAAGCTCTTTCTAAAGGAGCAAGAATATATGGGAATCTCATGTTCCCTATTACTTAATAGAAAGGTGTTTTATATGGGAAAAATAATTAAAAATGGTATAGAATATGGCGGTACTCCAATAAACTCAGCTCTTTTTAATGCAATTTATCCAATTGGCAGTGTATATATAAGTGTTAGTTCAACTAATCCAGCCAGTTTATTTGGAGGAACTTGAGAAAAAATTGAAGGTAAATTTTTATTAGGAACAAGTGAAAATTATGAATTAGGAACTACTGGCGGAGAAGAAACTCATATCTTAACGGTTAATGAAATGCCGAGTCATACACATAAAACCCAAATTGCAAACCAAGGTTCTTCCACTAGCTCATCAGTAAATCATGTTACATGAGGCCAAGGAGGAAGTGATAATATAACTACCACATCTGCTGGTGGCGGCCAAGCTCATAATAATATGCCGCCATATTTAACTGTTAATATTTGAAAACGAACAGCTTAACAACAAAAGGAGGTGCGTTAATATGGGAATTTTAATGAGAAATGGTGTTAGCTATACCTCTCCAATACCAACTTTAGAGACTATGGATGGAGTTTTACCAGTTGCCAATGGCGGGACTGGAGCTATGTCATTAAGTAATATAACTGTTGGTAGAGCTACCTCAGATGCAAGTGGTAATAATATTGTTAATACTTATGTAAAAAAAGCTGGAGATACGATGACTGGTGATCTTTATATTCAAAAAGATAGCAGTATTGCTAATAATTATCCAGCACAATTATTGTTCAGAGTTCATCAAACAGACAACGATTTAGTCTCAAATGGAGCTGCAATTAAAGTATATGATGATCATGATACAGAAAATTATGGTTATAATATGGTTATTCAAAGTAGTGGCAATATGGTTATTGGTGGCGGTGAAGCACCAGGTGCTTTATATGGAGCAGCTTTAAAAAATGATACATCAGAAAATTTGCATTTAATTGCAGATAATTATATTTATTTACAATCAAATGCAAATACAATAGCCAATAGAAAAGGTTGGGTAATAGATACAAATGGTGCTTTAATTCCAGTTGCCGCTGATAAAATGACTAATGCGGTATCTAGTATTGGTTCAACAACATATAGAGTTAATGCAATTAACTCGACTACTGTTGATAATAGTGGAGCTGCTACAATAGGCGGAGTTACTACTTCTAATGGGTTGTTAATAGCAAGAAATAGTAACCGATATCCTCATATCAAATTGGTACCAAATATTACAACAAATGCGAGCGCCTATCAACCGGCTTGCCTTGGATTGGACACTCAAAGCACAACAACTTATGGCACTTCATCGGCCGGTCCAAGATTTTTCTTTCAAATTTATAGTTCAAAAACTACTCCAGACACGGGCTGATTAGGTTATTATGAACGCTATAACTTTCCTCAATGTGCAATTAATAAAACTGGAAATAATACATATAATATTTACACATCAAAAACCCTTACATTTTCATATAGTAATGGTACTTTAACAATAACAAATAATACATAGTTTGTAGCTGGTGCTAAAACTGATCGGTGTTAGCACTAACCGAAAAAAAATCTTTAATTATGAAAGAACAAAAGGAGTGAATATATGGCACTAAAATGAGGTTCTAACACTATTTCAGAAACTACTGGAGTTATTAAATATAACGGAGCAAATGTAACAAAAGTGGTTTATAATGGAACTACTGTTTGACAAAAAAGAACCCAAGCTACACAAACTTTAGGAGATCATACTTATCAAGCAAGAACTGGCGACAATGTTGGTGATTGGCGTTATAATTGAATAACAGGACCAACTTATACTTTAACTAATGCTGGCATTATAACCAGTATTAATATGAATAAATGAGATTCAGAAGCAAGAGGAAGACTTTATGCTAGTAATAATAAAAGTAATTGAACTTTACTATTAGATGGATTTAGTCATACTAATACCAATGCAGTTGCCATTTCTAATACAAGTACTTGAAAATATATTCGTCTTGATATGAAGGGTATAACTGGTCAAGAGTGGGTAGAACCTGCTGGTATATATGCATGAAGTATTGTGACGGGTTTTAAAGTAACTTATTATCATTAACTCTAATCAAGAGCCTTTAATTATAAAGGCTCTTTTTTCATATATTTAGAAAAAAGAAAGAGAGGATAAAACTATGATTTTAGAAAACTTAGATTTATCGTTTTTTAAACATATTGCTATTTTATTGGCAATAATGATAGCATTTACTGGTTTTAAAATTGCTAGTTGCTCACCCTTTAAAGAAGGTGGAGAACCATTTAGTTGAAAAAAATTAGGCTTAGGTCTTTCTAAGCATTTAATCGCATTAGCTGGTTTAGCAATCGTATATGCTGTTAGTTCACTATTAGGCCAAGACCTATTACTAATTAAAATCAATAGTTCTGAAGTCACCTTACAAGCAGCTTTGGATATTGTTGTGTTAGCTATTATCGGTCAATACGGCTTAAAATTAATTCAAGATGTAAGAGAATATTTCAAATCTACTGATACTATGGAAATCGCACAAATCGTGAATGAAGGTGTAGTTGACCCAGAAGATGTCCCAGTAGTTTCTGCTAATCTTGAAGATATAGCCCAAGGATAAGGAGGTATAATTATGGCACAATTTGCAAAATTATGTTTCCAAGATAGAAATGGAAATAACCTTATCTCTGGTGTTACTCAATTACAAAAAGAGGGCACTCATATTTTATTAACTGGTGCAAATGACTGGAATGGGACAAGCGCGAGTGATAGAGTATATTTATTAGCACCATATGACTGTATAGTAAGAGCAATCGCTCCTTACGATAATACGGTATTCTTCGAATCCACAGAAGCAATCATTACTCCTTCTGGAACTTACGACCATTGCTGGTTTATGTGCACTCATATGCTAGATGCAGATAAAAGTGCATTAGGGCTTGCGGTCGGGCGTATTTATCGTCAAGGTCAGAGATGCTATGCCGAAGGAACTAAAGGTATTGGTGCTGGAAACCATATTCATATGGAACAAGGTTACGGTACTTTTGGTGGTGGCGCAACTCCTTATAAAGCATCAAAAGATACTTTTAAGTATAATGGAACTACTTATACTCAATATTATCCAGTGCTTGCGGCCGGGGGTAAAGAATGTCCTGTTGCCGATATGATGTTCTTGGATAAAGTCAAGGTTACAATTCGTCAAGTAGATGGAAAAACATTAGTAGACCACTATGGAATGCGACTAGTTCCAGACGCAAAATCTGCGGGAGACGACCAAGTATATATCGGCGTAAGTGCTTTAAGGGTGCGTGCGAACGCAACTACTTCAAGTAGATTACATGGATATTGCCTTATGGGTGGCTATTATAATGTTCTTAAACGAATTGAAAAAGCAGCGGCCGCAAATAAAGATTATAATTGATATCAGATTGGTCCGTATCAATGGATCGCTGGAGTTGATGGTGTAGAATATAAAAAGGCCAGTGTCGATAAACGCATTTTCAAAATTGAAAAAGACCCAGAATATGATTATCAATGATCTTTAGATGGAAATCGCTACGGAGACAAATATGATGTTACTGTAATGAGCGGTTTTGGAGACACTAAATTAATTGCCGATGGTTGGGAAGAAGTATTAGCGGTTAATGGTTCATTATTCTACACCTATAACAATCAGCATTTTGCTCTTGGAGTTGAAAAGAGTAGAGGTGTTGTTAACCAAGAGTTAGAAATGTCTTGTGTTACAGATAATAATGAAGTTATGGCTATTGGTATGACCTATGATGGGAAATTAGAGTTCGCAAAAACTAAAGATATAGTTGCCAATATTAATAACTATTATGGTGCCGTTACTGGTGAATTTGGTATTATGAAAAATGGCGAAAAAGCTGAATGAGGTAAAGAAGTATTTACAACTCAATATAATGATATTTCAGGAAGAACTATTATCGGTGAAGATAAAGAAGGAAATCCAATATCATTTAGTTTAGCTGGAGTAACTGGTAGTACTGGATTAAGAGGTAAAGAATTATATGATTTATGTAAATCATTAGGTTTCTGGAATGCTATCTGCTTTGACGGCGGTGGCTCAGTATTCAGAAGAATAAATGGTGAAGTCGATATTTCTACTACCCGAAAAGTTAAAAATGCAGTTTTACTTTATAGAAGAAAGAAACAAGAAAAACCAGTGGAACCAGAACCAGAACCAGTTAATCCAACTCCAACAGAAGATTTGGAAAAGTTAAAGGCTCAAATTGCGGAATTAGAAAGTAAAGTTAACAATTTAACGAGAAGTTTAAATGATGCTAACACTTTGCTAGAACAACGTAATAGTGAAATTGCGGTTAAGGAACAAGAACTTTCTAAAAAAGCAAAAGAGGCTGTAGAACTTGCTGAGGAATTAAGCAAGAGTGAAACAGAGTGCGGACAAGTAAAATCACAACTTAATCAAATGGAAGAACAATTATCCGTTGTAAAAAATGATTTAACTACAGCCCAAACAAAAATCGCAAATGCTAAAGAAGCATTATCATAATAGATAAATTTGACAGAAGCCTAAATTTTTGATATACTTTATTTAGCATTTGAGGGGAAGAAAAAAAATAAAAAGGGTCAGAGAAATCTGGCCCTTTTTTGTTTGACATTTCTAGAAAAAATATTGTATAATAAATGTAGTAAAGGAGAAGGCAATATGGAGTTATATTTAGATGATTATGAACAACTTAAAAAGGTAGAGAACTTCTTATTCAGATTAATCTATCCAGAGCCTTTTACTTTACACATTTTTATAGACGAGACCAAGGAGCGTTTTAACTATACTACAGAGTATAATGATTTAGCAGGCGGCCTTGTGTTAGTCACTTTTTAGGAGGTATTTAATATGTTATTTGATTATGATTCATTTTTTAACTGGGATAGACCAGCTTATAGCTTTAGTCGTTCAGTACACGACATGCATCCGTATTCTATTAAAACGCTTGATGATAGAGTAGTATTAGTACACAATATCGTTGGTGTTAAGGAAGAAGATATTCATGTAGATATTGAGAGAACCGAAGATGGCAGAGATCAGCTCGTCATCGAAGGCGTAACTCATAATGATGTTCTGAATTATGATTATAAAATTAATTCTAAATTTTATATCAAAGCAGATATGTTTAAAGATGTAACATACTCTGTTAAAGATGGCTTGCTTTATATTGAATTGTTTAAAAAAGAACCAGAAGTTACCAAATTAACTGTCAGAAAAGCATAGAGAACACAGAAGTTCTCTACTATCTGGGGGTGTCGGTTAATGGTAAGCTCGCGGACTTCAACCGCGTAAGCGTGCAATGGTGCCTTATTGTAGGGATGCAATAAGTGGAGGCAATGATATCGGTGAAGACTAAACTGAAAAGCATGTTAATACCGAGGGAACGAAAGGCCCGTAGAGACTAGATAATTGCCCAGCTAGATCAGCTGAAGATATAGTCCAGACCACAAACAGTAATGGTAATGAAAATTATAGTGGCAAGCAAACCCGCCAATCCCCGTTCGAATCGGGGCACCCCTGCCAAGGAAGTAATCGGCGAATTAAGTCGAAAAAATATACAAAAAAAAATAGGGAGAGTATAATTAAATACTCTCCCTATTTTTTATTTTCATGATGTAAATCTTTCATATCTTCTGCAGAAACTAGAACTTCATCAAATGTACGATCTACCTGATGTTGTTCATCTTCCCTAACTATTGGTAATCTAATTGCTTTTTCATAATAAGAATCACCTTGGGCGTTACCACCTAATTTATTATAGATATGATGTAAATCACTTAATGTATCGAATTGATATTGAGTCATCCAACCTTGTGCGATATAAGCCTTACAAGCATTGATTAATTGAAATTTATAGAATTGAATATCTTGTTCTTTTAAAACTTTGAAATCTTCTTTAACAGCTTTTAAATCATCAACCGCCTCCCAATACATATCACGATAACGTTTAAACTCACTGCTAGTCTCAGTCTTAAAATCATTAAAAGTTTTTTCAACACTACTTTTAAAGTCTTGACACATTTCTTTAACAATAGATTCAACATGGTCATGTAAGGCTTGTTGATCATACTTCTCAGCTTTGCTCTCTTTTTCATTATGTTCCTTAACAAGAGCATCTCAAATATATTTGACTAAAAAGCCTCCAAAAGCCACTAAAACGTAGCTTAAAATTGCATCTGCTGAAATATTCATAATACAGAAACCCCCTCTCGTATCATTGATATTAAAAAAGACTTTAACTGTCTTATATTAATCTGACCAGTCAAAGCCTTCATTATTTATAATTGTGGTACCTGCGGACGGGCGTGCGCAAACATGGCTACCAATACAAATTGCGTCACACTCATCTTGCGTTGCCTTTACTTGATACTGCTGGAGGACATATGCTTGTGCATTGCGTTTTTGATCTGGTCTTGTGCGACCTTTGATCTGTAATGTTGATTTTCAAGTAGAAGAAGGAACAACGATTACATTTTTATTTAACTCCACTGCAGTCTCGAGAACTACACCGAATACATTTGCTAATACTTTAAAGGTTTTTACATTGTTTCCAACAGAGGACTGCAATTGTATATCTTCAAAAGCAATTGTATCTATATCTCACTCTTGGACTTTTTTAATTATAAAATTGCGGATGGTGACTAAACGTTCACCGACTTCTTCTTGCTCAGTAGTGAGATGCCCTCAATCTTTAAGCTCGCCGTCAATAAAGATAGATCACCCGGATACACGACTTGCTTGATCCAGGGCTAAAAGTTTAGACATTATTAATTAGAGGTTGAGCCAAAACCGCCAGTGCGGCTGCCGTTCGCATTGTCATCATCAACCAGACCATATGTCTTAATGATACCCTGGCCAATGACATCACCAGCTCTAAGAATAATATCAACCGGCGAGAAGTTGATAAACTGGAAGAAGATCTCACCCTCATTATCTGGATTATTGTAATAATCGCTATCGATAATACCGATACCATTAGCAAGAATCATCCAGTAATTTAATGGAGTAGAACTGCGGACGGATAACTCAAGATACTTATCAGGATCAAGCTGGCATTTAACACCAGTCGGAACCAATGTTGGACGTAAACCAAGATTCTTTGTTAAAGTTTTAAGGTCTTTTAATCCATAAGGAATTTTGTGAGCAAAGAACCCATCTGCCTCATCCATAAGATTCCAAATAGATGGAACTACAGTATCTTTAGCCACTGCGAAGTCGTAGCCTGCGGAATTGGCGGTTGCCCGGACGGGTAAGCGGACGGCGCAGACTTCTTGAGAACTCATATATTTACTAACAATTTCAAACTTATTCATTATTTATCTCCTATAAATCATAATCTACTTCATAAACAGGTTTAATATGCTGAGAAGGTTCTTTTTCATCATTGAACTTTTTAACTAAAGTAACTTTATAATATTCATCAATAATTTCACCTTTAGATTTACGAACCTTATATTCAGAACTATACTTACCCAATTCGAACATAGAACTTGCTTTAGCTTCTTCAATTAACTTTTTAGCTTCTTCATCACTATCGACACGGAAAACTTCAGTTGTACTTACTAAAAACTTCATTTAATTAGACTCTCTTTCTATAACTGCAATATTTTTATTATATTTATCAGCACCTTTAGTGTTGATTAATCGGGCTAACTGTTTAGTATAATATCTAGAACCATACAGAATAACTTCATTGGCATTATACTCATAACAAGTCGCCGCAATCAAATTTGGTAATGATTCAAATGGTGCACGTCCAATTTCACGACTTGTACCATCATCATTGATTAAATAAACGCCTTGGTCATAATCAAATAGACCAAGTTTACATGTGACTACTGGCATTTTATTACCCCCTCATCATATTCAAAGAAATAATATACATAAGAATTATCTCCAATAGTGACCCAGCATTCTATGGTGCCCTGGTCAGATAATTCAATACTTTTAATTTGACCTAAACTCTTAAGGCATTCAATAACTTCATTCTCAACTCTTGGAAGAATAGTAGGAACTTTTGCAGCATCTAGCGGAATACTAACATCAAATAATGTATAATATTTACGCTCATTACTTAGCAGCATATAATACTCATGTTCTATTGGATTAACATAATCTTGGATGAGTTTAATTGCTTCATCAATTTGCTCTTGAGTATATTCTGGTGCTTTAGTCATAATGCCTTGATTTAACTCATATAGGCTTACATCAAATGAAGTGCGACCTTGGACTTCCCAGTTAGCACCATCCCATTTATATAAAGTATGAGTTTCTTCTACTAAAGCCAAATCTCCAACTTGATTGTTGGATTTTAATTTCATTAATATTTTACTATTTGGTACTTTTATCATATTTACCTCTACTTATGTTTGCGATGTGCATAGGCATTTTTTAAAGATAAAATACGCTTAACACGTTCATCGTATTCAGAAACCGGCATTTTAATATCAATATAGACTGTACCGTTATTATTTGGACTATATTCAATAACTGCGCTGTCGACTGAGCCGGTCGGAAGATCTAATTCCTGCTCTACCACAAATGGGCGGAGAGGGTATATTCCATATTTATTTTCTCTATCCATATTATTATTATAACATAAAAATAAAAAAAATGCAAGGAAAGATTAAATCAATCCTTGCATTAAATTTAAAAATCAATATAGCATAACAATGAATCAATATCTAGCTAATTCATTATTATTATTAAGTTCTTGCTGTACTCCTAGATATCCAGAAATAAGAACTAACAATGCTTTTATAAAATGTATCATTAGAAGTCTACTCCTTTATATCTAATTTGTTGATTGCGGCTGCCCCTTAGATGAAGTGAGACATCTCGTTGCTCTTCTAGGTAAGCCCCGTCTATTAATATGTCAATGCACTCCAGCATCTGTTGCGTCTCTTTATCGATTGGCGCAACCATTTTTATTTGGTCTAAAGTGTATCCGGTCCAGCAGAAGATTTTAATTGTAGGAAATTTATCTCTAACATGCCGTAATATATTGCAAGACAATTTCCGATTATACCAAGCAAACGGTTCGCCACCAAGTAAACTAAAATTTCTGAGTAAACCATTTGCAGTAATTGCTTTGTCAATGAGATCTAAGTAATTGTCAGGAAGTAGTTCACCGCCTTCTGGATCCCAGGTTTGCGGATTGTGACAACCATGACAATGAAGCGGACAACCCTGCACCCAGAATGATGTGCATACGCCTTCTCCATCAACAAAGTCATCTTGAATTAAACCTGCATATTTCATATTACTTTCTCCAATTTGTTAAACTATTAGAGTGTTTATATCTCATTTCAACTTCTTGCTGTTTACCTTTATTAAATGCTGTTGTATAATTACCTGTTAAATAGCCAGTAACTCTACGCAGTCTTTGGATATTATGGCTACCACAAATTGGGCAAGTGTCATTCATCTCATCTGTATAACCGCAATCAAGGCACGTATCATTTGGAACATTAATTGCAAAATATGGAATGTCTTTGTCCATGGCATAATTCACAATTTGCTCAAGTGCATCAAGATTATTTTTAGCACTAGAATCTAATTCAACATAAGTAATACAACCAGCATTACTATATCCTGTTAATTGACTTTCAATATCAATTTTTTCAAATGGCGACATATGCTTCCAAACAGGTACATGAATACTGTTTGTAAAGTAATCATTTTCAGAAACATTTGGAATAACTCCATATTGTTCTTTAAACTTCTTCATAGCAGTGTAACATAAGTTTTCTGCAGGAGTATAATATACACCAAAGTTCAAATGATATTTCTTTTTAAATTCTGCACAACGCTTTTGGAATAACTCTTCAATTTCTTTAGCCATCATCATACCTTCATTATCGGTCTGATCGACACCCATTAAAATTTGTAAAGTTTCTGCCATACCAAGCTGACCAATAACCAAAGTACCATGTTTCATTGCAGAACGGATACCTTCTTCAGGTTTATACCCTAGCATTGTGCCATTTTCGTACATGAATTTTGCAGAATCTGGAGATTGGCTGCAAATCCATTCATAACGTTCGATTAACATATCTTTAGCTTCATGAATTTTTCTATCTAAAAGATTCATAAAATTGTCGCATAAATCACCAGATAATTCTTTAGCTTTCATAGCAAGGAATGGAAGTAAAATAGTTACTGGAGCGATATTGCCACGACCATCTTTAGTTTGTGGATTTGTACCTGGTTCTGCATTGATATCACTACCATTATACGTTCTGCACCCCATCGTTGAAACATAAGTTCTAGGATCATTACGATCATATCCAGCATTTGTAGACCAATCAACATTGACGTAGTTTGGATATAATCTCTGTGCAGTAGATTTTAACGCTAATCTAAATAAATCATAGTTTGGATCACCAGGTGCACGGTTAACACCTTTCATGCATTGGAAGATACCGCATGGGAAGATAGATGTTTTATGTAATTTACCTAAGCCCTCAATAGAAACATTAAGAATTTCTTCAGTAACCATTCTGCCTTCTGGTAATGTACATGTTCCATAGTTGATGGATGTAAAAGGAAGTTGCAATTTGTTATCTTATAGGCTTTTTATCCTATAACTCTTATAATTTCTTATAAGTTCAGCATACATTTTTTCCTACAGCATTATCTGTTTAGGAATGGACACTCGTGGGTGGATTATATTTATTCACCACCTATGCGTTACACTACTAATTAACCTTTCGTAATTTAATTAGTTAGCTCGGTATTACCTTGAATTATTTCTAAAAAATTATTATATTTTCTATTTAAATAACAATCTTCTTTATTGCTATAAATATAATTACCTATTTTTTCTATATCTTTAGTAGAAGCCCATGTTATCTGCCAAAGATGTTCTTCTGGATGAAGTATTTTCACATTATAAACGTGTAATTTTTTTACAAGATAATCTCTAACTTGCGTAACCGTTAATTCATTTCCACAAAAACCTAGTTGATGCGCTTTAGCTGAAATCCAACCGTCTCCATCTATCATACCTCTTAATAAGTGAGGCATCATATTTTCGGATAATTGAGGCATTTGACTAAAATAAGTTTTTTGTGGCGTTACAAAGTATTTGTTTAGATCATCTTTCCATTTTTTATTTCTTAATTGAAATATTCTTTCACTATGAATATCATCTTCTCTGATTCCAATTTTATTATTATTTCCAGTTTTTTCTTTAAAAATTTTTAAAATTTCTTCATCTTTAGAACTTAAACTTAAACGAATTATATTTTCTTTAACGCTTACATTTCCGTCAGTAAGCATTAAACCTAGAAAATAGGCTTTATCTGGTCTATCAATATTCTCAAAATAATTTTCATCCAATGTTAAATTGTGATATTTGTTATTGCGTGGGATATTGTTTTGTTCTAAAATATTACTAATTGTATGAAATGTTACTCCATATGAATCAGCAATCGTTTGACAACTTTCGCCATTTAAATATCTCTGTATAACATTTTGTTGCGGAATACGATATATTCCTCCTTTAGTTCTTTTTTGAATATTATTTCTATTTAAAATTGCCATAACGGTAGCTCCGGATACACCAAAAGGAGCACCTGCTTTAGCCATAGATAAACCAGAAGCATAAAGTTTTATAATTTCTTGTTCTATTTCTGGACTAATTCTTTTTGCCATTTTAATACCCTCCATTGTAAAGTATTTATTTCTATCTATATTATATCAAAAATTTGATAGATAGGCAAATTATTTTTGTCCAATTATAATAATTTTTAGGCTTCACCGATTTTGCCCAATTTTTAACTAGGGATTTCGCCCTAGGGAAACCATTTTGTTAATTTCCAGAACGTGACTGTAAAGTATTACATTTATATTCACATAAGTTCGTTAGACTTATGCAGTTCTCTTATGAACTTCTTTATGTCGCCATAAAGATTAGACTATATCTTCACCCTCTTGCGAGGGGGTTATCATTTCGGATTACTTAATCCTACTCTCCGTTTTATGGAGATAGTCGTTAGGCATTTATCGTATCATCATAATATTTTAAATGATACGAATTTAGCACGGAGTTGTCTACAAGAGAGTTTCTCCGTTTAGATAACTATGTTCTTAACATTGCTGTTAAGTCGCCCTAATTTTTAAGGTTATGATACATACCTTCAACTGCTTGATGGATTTCTTTTTTAGTCATATCCATAGCATATTGATATGCTCTTGGTCGACTTTTATATTCTTCATCTTCAATACCCGCATCTTTTGGAATATGATTAAAATAATCTTCATTATCATAATTTTCAATATATTTTAATCCATCAATATAATGTTTTCTAAAACTCTTTCTCACATATGGCACCATAGTCCAATCAATGTGACTTGCACTAACGCCACCAAATTGCTGCAAAGACTGCAGCTGGAAAATAACTGCTACAAGCTGGAATGCTGTGTTAACAGAATTAGCTGGTCTAACATCAGTTTGACGAGTATTAAAACCTTTAGCTAAAATATCATCAAATGGGATAGTTAAACAGTTATGCATACCAACAGCATAAGAATCTAAATCATGAATATAAATATAATTATTTAAATGATTGTTACGGGACATCTCTGACATACAATAGTCAAGAGCAAATTTCTTAGTTAAAGCACGATTGGCTTCACCCATGCGGCCACCGAATGAATGCTCATCAACATTCGCATTTTGATTCTGAACATCGCTGGCATCTAACTTACGAGCTACCTCTTGCATAAATTGTGTGTTGTGCTCACGAACTCTATTACGTTCATAACGATACTGAATATAAGCACGAGCTACATCCTTACGTTTACAAGACATTAGACCATTTTCAACAAGATCCTGGATCTCTTCAACATTTAATTCATGGTCAGAAGCTTCTGCTTGTTCTTCAACGTATTCAGCAATATTTGTGGCTTTCGTCTCAGCATACTGTGAGATCTGGCCATCAACATCTTCAAAAGCGGCTAAAACCGCACGCTCAATTTTGCTCTTATCAAATTCTACGACAGAGCCATCTCTTTTAATAATTAATAACATATCGTTTCCTCCTAAGTATGTAATATATGTTAAGGATTTTTCGATCCGTAAATTATATAACTTTTATCTTAAATATTTTATCCAAATCGGGCCAAAGGAGGACATTAGTCCTCCTCATCAATTTCACCTTGTGCCCGGTTTGATGTTAATAATACATCTCGACCATCATTATACAATGATTCGATCTTATACAACTGATGACCTTGACTATTACTATATTTTTTCGGAGTAAAATTATCGCCCTGTCTAATACCCTGAACAACAATCATACTACCTCTATTGAACCAACTACCCTCAATCTTATGCTTAACACCATCGGCACCTCGCGCAGATATTGTTTTATCAAATAATGCGAAATACTCTTTTGCAAATTTAACATCAACAACTCCAGTAGTCGTCAATAATGTTACTGTTGAACGAACCTTATCTTTCGCAATACAAGTTCCACAAATCTTATGTAATTTAAATTTCCTAATCTCATGACCGTTACGAGTCTTCCAAGATTCTAACACTATTGGAGTTTCTGGTAAACTGAAGAAATCTTCATAACCATATTTTTTATTATCCAACTTCGCCAACTCATGTTCATGATAATAGAAACATAATACTTCCATCTCCCATGCGGATAAAGATCCGGACGCATATTTAACCCAATCCTCTTTAAATATACTATCATTTAAATTTCTCAAAATTTCATCTTTATTCTCAGAAATCCATTGTCTAAATATATCCATCCATCCTTGATACACTTTATCCCAATCTTTAACTGTCATTGTTGCATTATTTTGAATTAAATTATCATAACCAACTTCTGTTAAGAAATTAAATGCTCTTGTATCCAAATTATATAAAGTTTTTGAACTATTAATACAAACCTTTTTTAAATATCTATTAAACTCAAAAATACGACGAGCCATTACTTGTTTATCATTATGTTCTGGCAATAAGCCATGAGCAATTAACCCACTCATATTTTGCAGAGTTATACGCTTCTTTTTATCACAAGTTTCCCAAATATACCAAGCCATAACAAACTTGCGGTCTTCCATATTATCGAAAGCTCCACCTTTGATCAAACTAATCATTGCTTGTTTATTCGGATGAACTTTTTCTATATAATCTTTTGGAGAACTATACGGTCTATACTTAATCGTATTTTCAATAACTTCATCTCCAACATTCAACATACTCTTTAATCCAAAAAGTATCTGATTATTTTCAATATCTGGCTCAAAACCATAACCAGATTTATTAATATCAACTAAACTTACTTTAATACCGGCTGCACGAGTATCACCCAATGCTTTCGCCATTTTACCATAAGCTGTTGAACCACCGCCAATTGATCCACTATTAACCGCCAAACATGCTGTATTCCAATAGATTGGGTTAAAATGAGTTCCAATATATGCAGTCTGGAAACCAATAAATGAATATGCTAACGCATGAATAATACTAAATGAATAACCCATCTGCGGACCGACGCCATATTGCCATACATATCGACCCAACTTTTCAGAACTCGCTTGTTTATAAATTTTTTCACGAAGTTCTGGAATCTTATTCATCTGTTTTTTACCAACTATTTTACGAGCCGCATTCGCTTCTCCTAAAGTAAAATGACAAATCTTATCATCCATCAACATTCTCATTAACTGCTCTTGGCTCGGTGGTACTCCATAAGATGACAAGAAATATGGCTCTAACGTTTTTTGTTCTTCAACTGTTAAACCTGCCTTCCGCATCTCCTCATACCACAATGAAATGTTATTTTTATATCTAACATATTTATCCATCGGAGTTTCTGCACCACGTTCCGAAGTCATAAGTCTCATCAAACCATTTGTATCGGCTAATTCCAAAATATTTTTTGGTTTAATTTTCTTTGCGGCCTGTGCTCCAACCATTGAGTCGAACTGGAAAATATTTAATACTGACCCTTCTTCGATGGCTTTCCATACCTTTTGGTCATCTAACGGTAACACTTCTGGATGAAAATACTTATCATATACTTCTTTTAAACTTAAATCAGGTTCAATCTCATTATTCTTTTGTAACAAATGAATTGCTTCGACTAATTTATCTTGGACATCTGTTACTAAGAAATCAAACTTCGTCATTCCCAATGATTCACACATATGAAGATCAAACTGTGTAATAATTTCACCATTCGGTGTTTTCATAAATGCTCCATACTCATATGGATCTTCATCGAAGAAAATTACACCCGATGCATGAGAACCACGCTGTTTAATTAATCCCTGAATACCAAACATAATCTCTAACAATCCAGGATAATTATTTACTTCCATAACAAACTGCTGAACCGGGTTACGATCTTTATCTGGATTCCCATACACTGTATCTTCCAACGTCCATAAGAAACCACGTTCAGATGGAATTAATGATGACATATACTGTGCCTCATCAACATCAATACCATCCGGGAACTCATCACTTCGATAACCTCTACATGCTGTTAAAATCGCACTTTTTGTCGATTCAGTTCCAAAAGTCGCAATTAATGTACAACCTAAATTCTCTCTTGCTAATTCTGATACACTTTTATCAAAATTTTTACCACGTTCTTCTTTAATCTTTTCAATAATAATCGGACGTTTTGATGGACATAAATCCAAATCAATATCACCTAATTCAATACGCTCTTTATTCAAATATCTAAAAAATGGCAAGTTCCACTTAATCGGGTCAAGCTGCGTTACCCCTAACAAATAATGATTTAATCCAGAACATGATGAACCACGTCCTGCACCAACCATACTTCCACACTCCCAGAACATATTGATATAATGCTGCAAAGTTACTGGATAACAAAACATATTTGTCTCAAGTTTTTCACCAATAACCCTTTTAATATCCGCTTCTTCCTCTAATCGAGAAAGATATGTATCATTATCTTTATCTAATTCTTTTAACTTCTTTAAACATTCATTAACCCAATATCTTTCATATATATCATTTGACATTCTCATACTTTTAAGAATTGGGAATTTATTTAATGAATTATCTTCATATGGCGGGGCTGTTTCAACATGAACTCTTGGAATCTGCTGTTTATGCTGAATTGTATAATTCTCAATTTTATTATAAATATCCATCGAATTTGCACACAAAAAATCATAATCAAACTCTTCGGATAAATGTTTTCTAATATCCTCTTCTGGCTGCAGATATGCATACTCATAGAATGAATCAACTTCACGTTCTCCGCCCTTTGAATTTAAATATGCTTTATGAACATATCTATCCTCTTTTTTAAGATAATGTGCATCTGTCCCAACAACAATTTTACGATCATATGCTCTCGCAATCGAAATCATTCTCTTATTAACTGCAACCTGCTCCGCTGACATACCTGGTGCAATTTCACAATAAAAATCATCACCGAACAAATTAATACAATATGTCATGAAACGATGAATATGCATTTTAATATCATAAACCGGCTGAGATACTGACTCTGCTTTTACTAATTCTAAAATTGTTGATGATAATTCACCACCAATACATGCCGAAGTCGCAATTAAATGACCTTTACCATATTTATTAATAATATCCTCTAATTCTGAATACAAAGTTGGAACTCGTTCCAAACCACGATCCATATAACTCTGCATCCAAGAATTTGAAGATAACTCACGCAACATTCTCCAACCAATTTTATCTTTACTAATTAAAATAAAATGATAATATTTTTGATTACGTTCACGATCTGCTGTAAGATAAATCTCATTACCAATCGCTACTTTAAAATCTGGTTTAGATTTTTGAATCTCCTGTGCATATAAATTAATTTCCGGTGCTGCTGAAAGACACTCATGATCTGTCAACGCAATACCAGAAAGACCGAGTTCAATCGCTCGGTTAATCAAATCTTTGGGTTTATTAATACAATCAAGTAAACGAATGTTCGAATACATACTATGTGAATGAACTTCGAATCTTGGAACCATCATATCATCCCCCTATCTATATATTTATTATAACATATTTAATTTTGAAAGTCAAGGACGCGTGCGGTTCCCGATTAAACCGATCGGTTAAGGCTGCTTGCGCACAATGACTAATTTTTGACGGGCTCTTGTTACTGCCGTATATAACCAACGTTTATGATCCTCGCCCCAAGGAAAATCCTCTTCAAAAACCAGCACCTTATCCCATTCAGAACCTTGACTCTTATGTGCTGTAATCGCGTATCCATAATCGAACTGATGCGGCTGCAGCACTTGCGGGATACGTCTAAAATTCTCTTTAGTTACTGTTGGCTCATGCGTTGTAAATAATTTATAATCTAAATTTAAATCAGTAAATACTCCATCACCATAAATAATAGCATCAGACTCTGGTGCATAGTGATCTGGCAAAAAATCTGCTGACATAAAAGTTTTTATGTACTTTTTAGGTACAACATTTATCCTATTATTATCTGTATATACAATATTCTCTAAATAGCCAGTAAGACCATTCACCAATACATCTCCAAGAGGAGTAATAGTATCCCAGTCATTCCGCAAACAAATAACTTTATCACCCTCCATAGGTTCATCACTATGGTCACCAAATATATAAGTTCTCATTAAGTCATTATAGAAATGTCTTGTAGAGTTTTTTGCAACAATAATTTGATCGGCCCATTGCAGCATACCACTAGTGACCTCATATGGGTCGATGATTTGAACTTCAGAGCCTTTAAACTTATGTAATGGTTTACCATCACGAATATCCATAGATACTCTAATAATCTCTGACTCTTGGGCCTGCCGCATAATTTCATCTAGGAATACATGCGGATGGTCGAGTACACCGTTCGGTTCATTCAGAGGTGGTAGCTGCCCAGGGTCGCCGAGCGCAATCACATGAATATGATGACTTAATAATAAATCCCACATATCTTTTGGAAGCATTGAAACTTCATCAACTACAATTAACTTATATGGATACTCTAGTGGACGTCGGGGCATATGAAAAAATGTCCCATCTCTACGAGGATAAGATTGATATAATAATCTATGTGCTGTCATAGAATTTAAATTGCCCTTCTCTTGAAGAACTAAAGCTGCTTTGCCAGTATAAGAGATAAAACAAACATCATAAGGAGGAAGATTTAAAGCTTGTATAATAAAACTAACTAGCGTAGATTTACCAGAACCAGCATAACCACTAATACAAGTATATGGTTTATGCTGATTGTATCTCTGAACCGCTAGTTCAAGAGCCTCTTGTTGTTTCTCTGTTAAAATAATATCTTCCATAGTTCACCTCTTATATATATTATAACATATTTTATCAAAAAGAACAAAAAAAAGGAGATTACTCTCCAGTTTTTTTGTTGCTGTCGCATGTGACTTGGTACCACCACCAAGGATATTCTGGAGTAATACCTGGATTAGCTGGACGCCAATAATAATACAGGCACATCTCTCCAGTTTTGTCACATTTACCACACGGTAAATAATATTTACAAGTAGGGTTATAGTTTAATGTATATGAGGTAGAAGTCCCAGTTCCAGTCGTTGTTGTTGTATTATCCATATTTGCCTCCAAAATTTCCCAAAGGATTTTTTAATTGCGGCTACGGTGCGCACATTTGGCACCGGCCGGCTACTGTTTATTAGAAGTAATAAGCTTGCTTTCTAACAATATTATAATCTTCAATAATAATCTCAGGCCCGTTATCCCAACCAGTATTACGCACGCATCTACCAACAATATCTAATATAGTACATCCTTCACCAGGATATAAATTATCGAACTCATCTTGAGAACTCTTAAATTTAACTATTGATAAATTGTCTGGTAAGCTGATTTTTAAAGTAGTTCCAAATAATTTAATATTATCCTTAGTTACTGAAACATTTTTAAATGCGATTAATGGCTCATCAACACCTTGGCCCCAAACATAATCTGCATCCGCAATCTCCAAAATATCAGCAGTATCAATTTTATTTGGTAGATATTCAATATCTACATTATATACTGGAGAGAAATCATAGTCTTTTAATAGACCATTACTATAATTTAAAAATAAATCTACATTAGAATCAGGAATCGCAAGTCCAAGTGCATTATCATGGCCTTGCGCAAGTGTAAAATAACCACTATCTAAAGCTAAGTGCTGTAAAGACTCAACACCCATTGATGGGTTATTTCGACCAGAACCTGCCCAAGTCAATTCACCAGTTACATCATCAAAAGTTTTATTTAATAACATAACAGGATGCCCATAAGTAGACATTAACTTATTTGCTACTAGACCTGTAATTGACTTGTTATCTTCTGTTGGTTCTTCTAATTTAATAAATAAAATCTTATTATCTAATAAATGCTGTGATTTGATTTGAAAATCAATATCTTCTGCAAGAGCATCCCTTAATTTATTTTGACGATTTTTTACATTATTACAAATACGACAAGATTGCTCAACTATAGTTTCAGTATCTCCAACTTTATGACCTCTTTTGGTAGATGGAACTAAAGTATAAGCACGATGGTCTAAAAATGATTCAAATAAACATTGTTTTTCAACATTAGTGCCGACTCGTGTTACCGCATTAACTGCTGGTGCGATATACCAAGCAACACCAGTAGCAGTTAATCTGCCTTTTAACGAATACTCATTTTTAGCAACCATAGCTTTAATAAAAGGATTTTCGATATTAGCTAAACCTTTATTAACAATACGTCTTGTTTCGTAATCTTTAAGTTCCATAACATCAGCAATAATACCAAGAGCAGCAATATCTAATAAATCATTAGCATCTGTATCACCTTTAAGATTATCAATATAAGAACAAAACTTATACACCATACCGACACCACTTAAACTCTTAGTAGGATAGCCAGAATCTAATTGGTTGTTTATTACGATAGCATCTTCTGAATAATAATCAGTATTATGGTGATCGATAATAATAATATCTATACCATCATCTTTTAACTTTTTATGATATTCATATTCATTACTACCTGCGTCTGGACAGACTACTAATTGCGGCCGGGCGGCACTGATTTGATCCATCAATAAACCGTGGCCCTTATCTTGATGTAAACCCCATTTTACATGATTAACTGTAAATCCAGGAAACTTACGATACATCCAGTTAATAAAGAAAGCAGAACTGGTATAACCATCGCAATCCGCATCTACATTAACAAAAATATCATGCTCAGAACTAATATGCTTAATTAAACATTTTGCTGCCTCCGGTACATTGCGTATCGTGGCTGGATCAATAATATCATTATCTGTGGTGTTCAAATAATGAATTGGGTCATCAATACCCCTATTTTTTAATATTCGAAACAAGGCTGAGCCTTGTGTATTTTCACTATTTATTACTTTATATTGCATTTACATATACCTCACCATTCTCTTTATAAATTACTATATTATCTGCTTCTGTAAAACAATTACCTTTATAAGTATGAATGTAATTTTTAGGAGTTGGAGGGTATACAGTTTGTACAATTACTGAGTCATTTACTATATTAATTGAATTATAGTATACTCTATAATCAAATGGCCCTTCATATATAATCTCCATTACAACACTATCCTTTCATTAAATAATTTTAAGAAAATCTCTTTACCTCTATCTATTGGACTATCCTTATATCCTGTTATCATCTTTTTATCAAATATAAAACTAATCTTAACATAATTGTTATACTTAGAATAAATTTTTAATAAATTACGTTTAAGTTTTTTAAACTCATCATCGCCAATATCTTGAAACTGTCTATCAAGAGCGATTATGATTTCCCTAACACCAGCTTCAATTAATAAATTAATTTGATATGCTGAAACATTACTACCGCAGCATGCAACAGAAATATCGTTATCATGACCGAAATAAGTCTGGTATTTAAGACACGATTTCTCCCCTTCAAATATCACTGCACGACCGGACGCCGCAATCGCCTTTTTAGCATTGTTAAAATTATATAAGTTCATACCAAGAGGATGATTATATAACATTCCATTAATAATTAATGGTCTATATTTACCATAAAGCTCCGCATCCTCTTTACTTAAAGTTCTACCTCTAACTCCAACGAGTCTACTATCTTTATCGAAATGCGGGATAGTAATCTGATTGCCTCCTGGAAAATAACCTATTTTATTAAAATCTAAAACCTCTTGAGAAATACCTTCATTTAACCATGGTCCAAGCTTAACATCATAATTAAACACAGATAAAATATTTTTATCATATGGTTTAAGTTTTACATCATAAGTCTTAACTTCAACCTGTTGAATGCGATCATAATTGCTAAATATAACCCAATCTTCAAGTTCAGTTTTTTCACCTTCAATAATAAATGAACCTGAAATACCTAATCTGAAAGCAATTAATCTAATCGCATCATTAAGGTTTAACTCTTGCTGTTTTTGAATTGCGTAGACTTTAATACATAATTCAAAAATATCAAATGAATCATCTCCAGCAGTGTAAGATTTAAATAATCCACTATTTTCATAAAAATAGAGTTTGCGGCTGCCGACCCCAGGCGGATTATGGTCTATCGTCTCTGCGATAATACCGAATCCAGTATATTGAGGATTACCTCCCCACTCAAGCAGGAGGTCAAAAATATCGCTTGTTGTTATTTGGTCTCTGACCTCTTGCTTGTCATAATTAATCATTATTAAATGCTCCTGGTTCTACTTTAATTTCGAAATCATCCATTTCAATTAACTGATATCTCCAGTCTGTTGCAAACATAGGATTGATTCTACAAGTTCCTAAATCTGCTTTACACCAAAGATAAATACCTTTGTATTGACCTCTACGGTTCTTATAAATAGATAATTTTAAATTAGGTTTATCAAATATATTTTGTTTCAATAAATTATCTAAAGAATCTAAATCTTTTTGAGTTACCGGCAACAAGATACTACCATAGTCAATTTTATCAGCAATTGCCTTGGCTCCTCTCAATAAGTTTTGATCCGGGGTCTCTGATTCCTGATAATCAGCATTTAACTGCGTTGCTGATTCAATAAAAATTCCATATTTATTACAAATATCTTTTAATCTAATAGATAACATAAATAATACGTTATCTTCTCTTAATCTAACTCCACCAGAACGTCTTGTAACTTCTTCCAAAATCTTCATTGAAGTATGAATATAATCATGGAATACATATTTTACTTGATGTTCACGAATACCTTTTTTGATACGATCTTCAACATCTTGCAGAGAGAAATCTGGTAACTCTTCTACATAAATTGGAGATCGTTTCAAAATTTCTGCGGCCTTGCGAACCCGATCGACCTCATCGCCTTCATACTGATTATTAATGATATGCTCTTCATTAACTGAAGATAAAAAAGCCAACATCATTGTCTGAATTTCTTCTAATTCCTGCTCAGTTGAAATGTATAAACATGGTTCAGCAATACCATTACCAATCCAACCCAACATATCATCATAAATCATATCTGCACCAATATAGCAACAATCAGCGATCATAGATCTAGACTTACCAACACCCGTAGGCGCAGACCGCAAATAAAACTTCTTTAATCTCGCACCACGAGTAACTCTATTAATAAATTTACCATATAAAGGTGAACCCACTTCTGGATACATCATTAATCGATCAATTAAGGCATCAACACCTTCACCAGCCTGATGTGTATTTCCAAAAGTATCACTCACACAATCCAATCGGATACTATCAACAATAGCATCAACTTTATCTGCAATTTGAGCTAAAGTTAAATTATCTAATTGATCCTCTTGTAACTGTAATTTCTTCGTATCTAATTCGTCTGGGTCATAAATAAATCTAACATCAATTCCATATGAATCATATGCTCTTAAAAGAGTCATTTTCTTCATTTTATTATAATAAAAATCAAACGCTGATGGAATGGCTTTTTCGGCAACACTTTTTAACCACTCTTCGCCTTTATTCGTTTCAAAAACAGCTTGACTTTTTGGTTTATTTGCTAAAAAATCACAAATACTTTCAATTGAGATTTTTTCAGCACCTAATTCGTATATTTTATAAATTGCTCCAAAAACAACTTTATGAAAATCTGTAACAAAATCTTCTTCAGTAATAGTATATTTATCAGTTTCATCAAGTAGTTCTGGTTTTATAAATACACTACCAATTACTTGAACTATCGCAATTTGATCTACATATTTACTGCTCATCAGAATCTCCTTGATCTAAATCTAAAAAAGAAAATAATTTGCGGCGCCGCGTCTTTCGGACGGGCTCAGGTATTGTAATTTCAATAACTTTTGGTTCATAACGCTCTAAAATTTTAGGTGCGTTATTTTGATTAGCTAACCATATAGAATAATAATAGTTATATGCATCATTATAAATATGCGGGACTATACCAATAGAACCATTTGATTTATCTATTGGGTTATGCTTAATTTCATACCAATATTTTAATGCTCTTAAAATACCGCTGTAAGTATATTCATATTCAGTATGATATTTCTCAATTAATTTCTTAGTTGTGACATAATTATAAGTTTTACCAAATAAGTTTTTACAGTATTCAAAAAGGGCCTCTAAATCTCGTTCTTCTTGAGTTTTTTCTTGTTCTGCTTTGTCAAAACAAGCCTTATGCCAATATCTGCGGTTTTTGATAATATATTCCTCAATACTAGCATCAAATGTTAACCCGCATCCCGGGCATTTAACCATATGTTTCGGCATAGAGTCCTCCTTACTATTATTATAACATAATAAAATAAAAAAGTCAACTCCTCTTTGAGGAGGAGCTGACTCTCTATTATTACTTCATTAAAGTGCTTTTAATTTCATCAACAATGAGGTAGACAAATTCGGCCTGATCTCTAGTTGTTTCAGAAACCTTTTTACCTTTACCTAAGTATTTATCTACAATTTCAACAATCTTTGTCCCTGCAGATGGATTCTTCTGCATGATAGCTCCTGTAATTGTCTGGAACTCACTCATTAATGCGTCATAATCATAAGTCGGTGCAATTACATCAGTTACACGATCGTTTGTAACAAACTTATTATTGGTTTCAGCAGCTTCCTTATCAATTGCTTTATTTAATGCTTCAACTAAGGCGTCATAAGTAAATGGAATTTCAGGTTCAATATATTTGAATCTACAACCTGTATCAACAGAACCATCTAATGAACGAAGAATTAATTTACGTTCACCATTTACGATGTCTGCGCAAGCATAAATATCAGCCATGCCTTTGACAATTTCATTAACAGAACGCTGGGCTGTTGGAATCATTTGGTTATATTCAGTACCATCTTTGCGTTTAAATGTCTTATCCGCAGAGTGGGAAATGAAACATACTGCATATCCAAGCTGAGTGATGATACGGAAAGAATCCTCAAACTCTTTCTTATATTTAGACCAACCGTTTGTAGACCAGCCACCATCGCCAATGTTTTCAATACCCAACTGACTACAGATATATTTTTCACAAAGTGAAGCAGCAACGTCTACTGTATCAACAATAATTGATTTATATACTTTCTGAACTTCTGGTTTTTTAAGTTCGCGTAATACCTGTTTAAATTCGCCCCAAGTAGTAATATCTTGAGCAATAACTCCAGGTAATGCATTATAACCTCTTTCAAAAGCAAGGATTAATGCACCTGGAAACTGGCTACCAAAGGTAGTTTTACCTACCTTTGGTACTCCATATACATATGTAATATAACCAGATAAATCTCTTGATACTTTATGAGGCTCAATAGCGAGAAGATTTATAGCCATATTCGCCTCCTATTAGAAATTAAATTCTGCTGTCTTTGGTGTGCTTGCGGTGCTGGTTGAACCGATCGCATTAGGCCCCGCCGCACGACTTGCCTTATACTCATCAGATCTCTGCTTAATCTCAGCCAGACTATTTTCTCTTGCCTGAGCCGCAGCCTTTAAATCTTCAAATGTAATTGTTTCTTCTAATCCAAATTCATACGGTTCAGAAGCTGCCCAAGTAATTACATAATCTCTATTGGAACTCTGAACTTCTCTAACAGAATCTTCACCGAATGCAGATTCTTCATGAATATATCTTGTAATCTGCTCAGAAACAATCTGGCCTCTAACTTTTGTAAATACTGGATTCTTCGGAGATGCTTCAAGTCCAACAAAATAACTAATCGCATTCGGATTAATTGCAGAGAACTCAACCGGCATCATATCATTTCTAAAATTGAAAATTCTACCATTAATAATCGCTTTTGCCGGAGATGTTACATTTCCATGGTCATCTTCAACTGCATCTCTTTCAGAAACGCCAACAATAACAATATCAGTTTCAAAAGTACTTCTCTGTTTTTCATTTTCACTAATTGAATTTACGACATGAACAAATCCACCCTCATTTCTCTTAACAGAAACAAGTTCTTCTGCTCCACTTCTATCAGAATAGAATTCATTCAAACCAATCGCAGAATCAACTCTCAACTTGGCTGCATTATCCTTAACATCTGGATCTGTATAACAACCAATTTTCTTATCAATAATTGACTTTAAAGTCGTAAATGTTGCATTTTCCTTACCTTGAGCAGTTGTTGCTGTTACATAAGTAAAATGAACTGGAACAATATTGGTTTTTGCATCATTTGTTGCAATTTCAATATTTCCACTAATGAATTCAGTACCCGGCTTTTTAGAATTCGGTCCAGATACCTTTAATTCAAGACTGTGCTGGTATAAAACCCCTTCTAAATGTGTTGTATTAATCATTCTTTTCTTCATAACATTTCTCCTTAATCAATACTATAATTTCTACCTTTTTCACTAATAGCATAAACAATTGGATCTTTACCAATCTTCTCAACAAAACCATCATTCACAAGTTTTCTTAATGTTCCAGATACTGCTCTTGACGACATAAACAAACCTTCTGCGATGTCTTTTGCTTTCGCCATTTTTATATTATTATCCTGCATATATTTCAGAATAACTTTACCATTATCGGTGATTTCAGGTTTTTCTACAACTTCGTTTTTCAGAATCTCAAGATATGCTTCTACATTATCTGTCATAATCGTTTTTGTAAACTTTTCATCATGATTCATTAAACTTTCAATAAATTTTAAGAACTCTTCTTTCATAAAAATATCCTTTCAATTCCTGTACTATTATTATAACAAATTTTTTAATAATTAGCAACAAATAAACCATAAGGGTGGAGGTCAACTCCACCCTAGGTTTTTACAGAATATAATTTAAGATGAATAAGAGATCACTTACTAGGATAATAGGATGAACCTCTTTAATTTTACCTTTGCATAATTTTACAAATGTATAAGACCAGAAACCAAGCATAATACCATTTGTGATACCATATGTGAGAGCCATTGGAACGCTCGCAAATGTTGCTGGAATAGCTTCTTCAAGGTTATCCCATTCAATCTCTTTAAGAGGTGCCATCATCATAACAGCTACTACAATAAGTGCCGGAGCAGTTGCTGCGGACGGAATACCGCTGACAAAACCTGCAAAAGGCATGCTAAGTAAGAAGCAAATTGCTACGATTACGGAAACTAAACCTGTGCGGCCACCGGCTCCAATACCAGCTGCGGATTCGACATATGTCGTAGTAGATGAGGTACCGATTACTGCGCCGATAGGTGTAGCGATCGCATCAGCAAACAGCGCACGATCCATTTTAGAAGACATGCCCTTAGTCTGCTCCATATTACTTAAATCTTCTTCAGAGAAAATACCACTAACTTTACCAGTACCAATAAATGTACCGATAGTATCAAATAAATCAGATAATGAGAATGAAAGAATACCAATTAATGTAGGAATAAGATTTTTAATATTACTGAACACTTCTGGCAAGCCTTTTGTGATTGGCGTGCCAAACCATTGCATATATGCGCCCCAAGCTTCACCTACACTATAACTCGTGGAGAAATTTGTAACTCCAAGCGGAACTCCGATTGCTGCCGCAATAATAATACCAATTAAAATCGCACCAGTTACATTCTTTAAAAGTAAGAAAATTGTTAATCCTAAACCGATTAAGAATACAACTAATACTTGCCAAGAAATAGCGGTATTAATTGCCGGAATACCGAAATTGAAATGAACTAATCCAATATTACATAATGCAATAAAAGCAATAAACATACCAATACCAGCGCCAATTGCGTTCTGTAAAGTCTTTGGAATAGCCGTGATAATATATTTACGAATATTCGTAACAGTAATAATAACATTAATAATACCAGATAACAAGACAACTGCAATAATACCTTCTGGACTCAAACCAACAAGATATGCTGTATAACCAGCCAGAATGTTGGCGGCAGTATTATTAAGTCCTAAACCAGGAGCAGCAGCATATGGAATATTGGCGATTAAGCCAAGCAACAATGTGCTAATTGCAGAAGCAAGAATTGTGGCGATGAACATAGCACCTGGTGCCCCAAATCCTGTAAGAGTTGCGGGGTTAACTACGATAATATACGCCATTGCCGCAAAAGTAGTTAAACCAGCAAGAACTTCACGAGAAACTGTAGTATTATTGTCTTTTAAATGAAATAATTTTTCTAACATTTACTTATCTTCCTTTTCTTTTAAAATTAAGTTTAATAATACGCCAACTACCATAGAGAGTGCTGTACCGCTGAAAGAATTGGATAAAAACCATATTCCACTAATACCAATCGTTAATACAGCACAAATAATTAACGTATTTTTAGAATCATTAATATCCACAGAATGTAAAGTGGATAGACCACTTTTTATAATAAAACCATAAAGTATCATACTGCATCCTCCAAAGACACAGCTTGGAATACTATTAATAAATGCTTGAACTGGAGTAATAAAACTGAGACTACCCAATAATAAAGCCGCAACGGTAATTACGCGAACTGAAGCCACTCTGCTAAAACCAGTTGTGGCAATAGATTCTCCATAAGAAGTATTCGGTAATCCACATAATATAGTTCCTAAGAGAGATGCTGTACCATCACCAATCAATGTTTTATCTAAACCAGGAGTCTTCGTTAAATCTGTTCCAATAATATTTGACAATACTTTATGATCGCTAATATGCTCTAACATAGCACAGATTGCGACTGGAGCAAATAACACAATTGTCTGAATAACAACGGAGAGATTTAAGGATTTTATATCCCATTTCAAAAAGGTGAAATCTGGCAAACTTAATATTGATATTCCGCTAAAAACCGAAAAATCAATCATTTTATAACCAAAAATTGTCAATAAAACGCATACAATATATCCGAATAGCAGGCCAATTAAGAATGGGATAGTCTTTAAAAATCCTTTACAATAATGAGAACTAATCGCAATTACTAACATTGTAAGTAATGCTACAATAATTCCGATATTGCTGTGTTCTCCCCCTACTGAAACATATGTGGGAATAAAAGTTGCTAAATTGGCTCCAATTACAATAGTAACTGCTCCAATAATTGCTGGAGGAAAGATTTTATTAATTGCATTTACCCCTTTGGCTTTAACAAGTAAACCAAATAATAAATAAATTAATGCAATAACAATACCACCAACCGCAACCGCAGTATAACCGCCAATCGCAAGTGCTCCTATAACAGCACTACAAGTAGCTCCACTACTGGAAATAAACATTGGACTTGAGAACCTGGTGATTAATTGATATAATAATGTGCCACAGCAGGCTCCAAATAAACAAGAACTAACTGGTGTCCCGCAGATATTGGCAATTAATACTGTTGCCACAAAAACTGCCAATAGCTGTTGAAGAGCATAAAGAAATAATTCTTTAAATGTCCGGGGAGTGTCGTGAATATTATAAATTAAATTATTCATTATCTTCCTCCTTATATATTTCAAATTCAATTAAATTCATAATAGCATAACTTGCTAAATCTTTAAAAGTATCTTCTAAGGATTCAAAATCATTATGTCCTCCTTTAATAAGATTTGTAGCTCTACTTAACTTATTGTGGAGGGGGACTAAACCAGAAATTGGCCCAAGAGTATGATATAATACCCCAAAGCTATCTCCATAGTTGGCATTTTTCTTTTCATAAAGGTCTGCCATTGATGTTGCAATTTCTCTAAAACGTTCGACCTTATCCATTAATAAACTCCTGATCAAATTCTGGAGCTACCTTTTTCATAAACGCAATTACATCATCAATATTATTAACTAATACACCAGACTCTTTAATACAGCCAACTACATATAGGTTTTGGTAAGAATATTGCTGTTCACAAATATCTGCGGCCGCACCCATATCTTTAGCTTCACTATGCGTGCGAGAACATTCTCTATTATCGGTGCAAATACCAACGACATACTTATGATCGCCACGACGAATTTTTTCTCTCATAACGCCGATCTCTGCACAAGTGCCGCTTGGGAGAACATCACCATCAATACAAGCAATCAGTACATCTGTGTGATCTAAACGTGCGTTATCCCCATCCGCAATTGCTTTAGACCCCGCAAATTTTTTCTTACCCTCAATACCATTAATTTCGGTATTTTCAATAGGGGAATATAAATCTATACCAGGGAAGACTTTTCTAATTTTATCTGCCCATGCAGTATTTCTATAATAATCACCCTCATAGAAGATACTGCCAGCTAAATATACTTTCATCATAATCTCCTCTTTCTATATTAAATAGTGCCGCCAAAGCCCAAACATTTACAACCAATTGTTTCTAAAAACTCATCAATATCATCAAAATAAGCGTTATTTTGATTATAATTAGATGTTTGTAGAAAATCATTATATGAAATTATTTCAAAGGATGTAAACCCATATGCATGTGCTTTTACCCTCATTGCTTCTGGATTTTTGCAAACAAATGTTGCGTTATCTTTTTCGCATAATTCCATAATCTTTTTAGTTTTACCAGACCCAGCTGGACCAATAATTTTAACCATTCGATTCTCCGTCCTTGTTTCCTTGTGTACTGTTAAAGCCTCAGTCAGTACTATTGAAAAAATCAATCCAATAACGCTCTCGCTCATTTAATTTATTACGAGGGCATTCTTCTAAAATTTCATACATGAAGTTCTCTGGACCAGCAGATTTCATTTCATTGTAAAATCTATTATTCCAAGAGCCAATTCCTAAACCAGCTTTAATATGATCTCTAAATCTAGTTCTAATATCTACAGATTGGCCTATATAGCATTGACCAGTATGAATATTTGTGATTTTATAAATACCACAATATGTTTGACCAGTAGGAGTTAATCTACCAAGTAAATCCATAACAGGTCTTTTGTAATATACTTCCCAAATAACTTTATTAACAGGCAATGGGTCACATTTTAATTCTTTTACAACTTCCTTTAAACATTTAATATCCCAAAGTTCATCTTCTGAAATTTTAATCTTATAAAAATCTTTTTTACTTTCTTCTAATATCCTGCGCTTATCTGCTTCAATGGCTGCGGCTTGCTTGCTTTTGAGATCGGACAATTCCTCTTGCTTAAGAGTAATCTTGCCAACTAATGAAGCTAATTCTTGAGCATTATCTTCAATTAATTTCAAATATTGCTTTTTATAATCAGCTTCGGCTTTTTGATATTTTTCACCAGCAATTTCAGCAGCTTGAGACATACGTTCTTGCATTAAATCATAAGATTTTTTATACATTTCGTTTGCGGCAATAGTTGCTTGCGCTCCGATTTGCTTAATGTCTTCATTAAGCGAGACCTTTTGACGTTCTAATGCTCTATTTTCAGTCTCCGCAGAAGCGATATCCGCAGTCAATTTATTTCATTCTTGTTTTAATTGCTCATTAATTTTAACTTGTTCAATATCTTGCTTATGCTTTGGAATAAGATATATTACTAATAAAATTAATGCAGCAATAATACTTATTCAAATATATTGCATAATCTGTTCCTAATAAATAGGGGTAGGTCTCTACCCCGCCTACCCCTTGTTTTTATTTATCTATTTATGATTATTCAGCTTCTTCAGCATCTGGGTCAAATGCCATACCCTCAGCTGTTAAGCTCAGTAACTTAATAGCCTTATGGGAACCGTCATCTAATTCGACTTCAGCCGGTGTACGAACGCCGAGACCCTTTCTCTGAATTGCGCTAGTGAAGATACCATCAACGGAACGCTTCTCAAGTCCCAGAGCAGCTGCAACATCAGCAGCAGTTAAATCTTCACCATTGTGTGCCTTTAAATAGTCAAATACTTTTCTTGAATTTTCTTTCATCATGTTAAATTCTCTCCTTTATTAATATATCTCTGTAAAAATTATAGCATAAATTTTTTATCTAAATCAACCTATATGAGAAATTAGCCGAGTATATCTTGGACGATAGTGTCAATTTCTTCTAAATCCCACAAAGTTAGCTGATATTCGGCAATTATTGCGGTGATAGCATTAGCGAAAGTTTCGTAATCGCTGTCACCGTTTTGCATACCTTTTTCTAGGTTGGCGATCATTTCCGCTATATGTTGTTTATCTGCTATGCTTGCCATATCTGCTCCTTAATTTTTACATTTATATTATACATTATTTTTTTATAGGTGTCAAAAATTTTTCAACAAACTCTTTTTCCGAAACGATCGGAATACCGAGCTTTTTCGCAGTTAAATTTTTGGAAGAGGAAGAGGTGGTATCGTTATTGATTAAATAGTTTGTTTTCGAACTTACAGAGCCAGATACATGGCCACCTTGAGCCTCAATTGCAGTCTGTAATTCACCTCTATTCTTAAACTCTGTTAACTTGCCTGTAACGCAAACTGTGATGCCATTAAGAGTTAAGTCTGTATTACTCGCTTCTGGGACATCTTCTACATTCATAAAATCATAATATAATTTAGTAGCATATCTATCATAATTATATTCTAACAAACTACTAGATTTTTCGGGTCCAAAACCATCCCATTGTGAGAAATCAAATTGATTATCAACTAATGTTAATAATTCTGCATAAGTTTTAATATGTTTGCAAATTTCTTTAGCAACATTTAAACCAATTAATGGAATACCAATAGCAGAAATAAAATTTGGTAATGAACATTTACGAGATTCTTCAATCGCATTTAAGATATTAGCTACTGACTTTTCACCAAAACCAGGCATATGTGCCCAAGCAACTTTATGGTCTTTTAACTTGTAAATATCATACGGAGTAGAAATCCATTCATTGTCAATTAACTTCTCTAAAGTTGCTTTTGAAAGACCTTTAATATCTAATCCTTTTTTACCACAGAAATGATCTAATTGATTAATTAATTTACCATCACAATTTGGATTAGTACAAATTAATGTTTTTACACCATCTGCAGATATGGAGATTGCGGTTGGTGCTCCACAGATCGGACAAACCTGGGGGATACCGATCGGTTCACCCTCGGCCGCAGTATCAGCTTCCAAAATCTGAGGAATGATTAAATTAGCTTTAAAAATCCTTACATTTTGTCCAACTACTGGATTTTTTAGAACATTTTCCATAACACTCAAGTTATGTAAACTTGCTCTCTCAACAATAGAACCATCTAGTTCTACTGGAGTAAATACCGCAACAGGAGTTAATACTCCAGTTCTACCCATAGTCCAATCAATATTCTGTAATTCAGAATCTACAACTTCGACTTCTGGTTTCCAAGCAATACCATTTTTAAAATGATGACTTGTTGCACCTAATGATTTACCATATTCAATATCATCATATTTCCAAACAATACCATCACATGGATAATTGTCATAACTCAAAAGAGCATTATTAATATTACTTAAATCATCAATTGTTGTTATAGAAGAAACAGTATGATATTTAACAACCTCAAATCCAATATTATCTGCTTCATGAAGATTTTTTGATAACGTTCCATAAGAGCCACCCTCAATGACATCCCAAAGAACAAATGATAATCTACGTCTTTTTACAAAAGACATATCTAAAACATTCAATGCCCCGGCCGCAGCATTACGAGGATTTTTAAACTCGCCATTTTTATTAACTAATTCAAAATCTGAATATTTAATAATAGCTTCGCCATCAACAATATACTCTCTCCAAATTGGAATTGTTAATGGAACATTCAAAAAATGTTTAACATGCTCAGTAATATCAGTACCCTGATATCCATTACCTCTAGTGTTAGCAGAAACTAACTTACCCTCATTATATTTTAAACGAACAGATAGTCCGTCCAGTTTAATCATAGCAAGAACTTCTTTATCTCTTACAAAAGATTTAATTTCCGCAATTTCATGACACTTGTCTAAACTTAACATTGGTTTAGGTGTAATATCAACCTTTGTTAAGCCTGGTAATACCGGTGCTCCAACAGAATAGTTAGGACTGCCAGAGTAAATGCATCCAGTTTTTTCTTCTAAATCATGGAGCATTTCACATTTTAAATCATACTCTTGGTCACTCATAATAGGAGTATCAGTATTATAGTATGCATAACTTGCCTTATTTAAATCTTCTACAAGACCTAAAAGAACAAAAATATCATACTCCATAATTAACTATGATATTCTGATTTGACTAACCAGAATTTCTTTCTCCCATCTTTAAACATTACCGCATGGTCATCATACCAACCTCTATCCATTTTTTCAATGGCAGCCTGAGCTTCATCTTGATTTTTAAAAACTAAATCTCTATGGAAATGCATATTACCATGATAACCACTAGATTCCTGAGGGTCATATGCCCATGTATTTAAATCTTTTAAAATCTGCTTTTCGGATTTACTACAATGATATACTGTATAATTAATGTTATGCATAATACATTACTCCTTTACATATTTATTATAACATATTTTTTATAAAAAGAAAAGGTATATATTTTTATACCTTTTCTAATGCATCTTTTAACTCTTTTAATGGTATATAATACTCTAGCAACATTCTGTCATCTTCATCACTATCACGATAAGGAAAGAATGGAATTCGAAGTATTAAATTGTTGTCTGTAATTTCATGAGAAGGATATAGTTTATCAAAAGCAGTCCCAGTAAATTGTTCAACTTTTACAATATTGATCATATATTACACCTTTGAGACTGATTGAATCCTGTCTTTAATAGCAATATTACCTGCGGCCTGGCGTCCTAAAAGCGGAATATCACTAGCTGAAATGCAGATTGATTTAGATAATCCAATTACAAGAACCGAGTCTGTGTCATCAACAAGAGCGGCCGCCGCAATATCATCACCTTTATGACAAGTTACGCCTTTACCAGCTCTACGCTGAATAACCAACTCTGTTGGAGCGATCTTTTTAACTAACCCGCCAACAGTAAATACAGCTAAGTTATCGTTACCATTTCTAACAACCAAAGAAGTAATTACTTCATCACCATCATTTAATGTAATACCCTTAACTCCAGAAGTCGCTCTAGAAGTTGGAGTAATTTCACTTGAATTAAACTTAATACACATACCTTTTTTGGTGAGAATCATTAATGGCTCATCTTTAATTAATGAAACATTAACTAATGCATCATCATCTCTTAAGCTAATTGCGGCGATACCTGTTTTCTTCTTAGTCTTCGTATATTCATCCAAGGAAGTCTTTTTAACTAAGCCCTGTTTTGTTGTGAATAATACATATTTTGCATCTGTATCTTTATAAATTGAATATATAACAGACGGAATTTCATTATTATCCATCTGAATAAGTGTTTTAATTGGGACGCCTTTTGTAGTATTAGTACCTTCTGGGATATCATTAACTGGCAATCTATACATATTACCCTTGTTAGAGAAAATCATCATTGAATCAACGGTGTTTGTTCTAATAACAGAGTTAACAATATCATCAGTAGTTTTTACACCCTTGCCGCCTCTACGCTGTGTGCGGAAGGAGGTTGCCGGAATACGCTTAATTAAACCAGAATCTGTCATAATTACAACAACTTTTTCTGGTTCAACATATGCGACTTCCTTATCTTCTTTTTTAACAGAAATCTGTGTTAATTCAGTACGACGAGCATCGCCATATTTCTTAACAATAGCGGCTAAATTATCCTTAATAGTTTGGAACTGCTTATCTGGAGAATTAAGCCAAATATTAATATTACCAATTGTAGTTAAAAGTTCTTTATGTTCATTTTGAACTTCAACTTTTTCCAAATTAGCCAAACTACTTAATCTCATTGCTAAGATCGCTTTAGCTTGAGCTTCTGTGAATTTGTACTGGGTTTGTAACGCAGTATTAGCTGCAGCCGCAGATGCACTCTTTTTAATTAATGCAATAATATTGTCAATATCTTCAAGTGCTTTTAATAAACCCTCAACGATTTCTAATCTTGCTTTAGCTTTATTTAACTCAAAATTCTTAACATTCTTTAAGCACTCCAAGTTATAATCAACATAAATTTTACAGCAATCTTTAAGATTTAACTCTGTTGGAGTTTTACTAACAAGTGCTACTTGATTATAAGAGAAACTGGATTGTAAACTTGTTTTTGCAAATAAATTATTTACAATATATCCAATATCTCTATCACATTCAATAACAATTCTAACACCTTTTTTATTAGTTTCATCATGAACATCTACAATACCTTCAATCTCTTCAGCAAGAGCACCAATTTCATTCATAATGGTTTCAACAGAAACTCCATAAGGGATTTCGTAGAAAACAATATGATTTTTCTTTTCAATAGTATACTTACCACGGACTTTAACAGTACCATGACCAGTTTTCATAATTGATGGAATATCGTCTTTATTGATGACTACTCCGCCAGTTGGAAAATCTGGGCCTGGTAGCGTTGGTTCTTTACCGTCAATATAATCATTAATAGCTTGAGCTACTTCCCTTAAATTATGAGGTGCCCAAGAACAAGCCATTGCAACACCAATACCACTATTTGGATTACATAATAAATTAGGGAATATAGATGGTAAGGATACCGGCTCTTCCATAGTTTCATCATAGTTAGGAATAAAAGCTACCGCATTTTTCTTAATTCCATCCAAAAGTCCATCTTCAGCAATTTTGGCTAATCTTGCTTCTGTATAACGTGCTGCAGCAGGTCCATCACCTACAATATTACCATTATTACCATGCCAATCAATTAATGGATAACGCATAATCCAATCCTGAGATAAACGAGCCATTGCCCCATAGATTGAACTATCACCATGCGGATGAAGTTTACCCATTACGTCACCAACAATACGAGCTGCCTTAACATGCGGTTTTGAAGATGAACGTCCTTCAATAAGGCATGAATATAAAATACGCTTTGCTACTGGTTTTAAACCATCTACTGCGGACGGGATAGCCCGATCGGTGTTAACGGCAACCGCATACTCAATGAAGTTTGTATGTAATTCATTATAAATATCATTATTCTGCATTATACAAACCTCCTTCTTCACTATGATTCTTAATATATTCTTTTCTTAAACTCGCACTCGAACCCATTAAAGTTTCAAATAATTCATCCGCTTTTTGGACATCTTCGATAGTGATTTGTTTAATGATTCGATTATTTGGATCAGTCAATGTCTCTTCTGTTTCTTCAACAGACATTTCCCCAAGACCCTTTAATCTATTAACCTGATACTTGCCATCTTTATGAGTTGCCTTGAATCCCTCTAAAGCAATATCATCTTTTAAATATTTATATCCTTTATTACCTCCAAGAGTGATCTTATATAGTGGTGGTACACCAGCATAAATATATCCATCTTGGATTAATTGCGGACAGAAGTTCCAAATAAATGTGTAAAACAAGTTTTTAATATGGCTACCATCAACATCAGCATCAGATTCAATAATAATCTTGCCATATCTTAAATCTTCTGGTTTGTAAGTAATTTTCATTGTTTTTGTATCTACTGTTAAACCAAAAGCGTCAATCATAGTCATAATTTCGGCATTTTTCTGAATTTTATCTAAAGTTGCTTTTTGAGTATTAAGAATCTTACCTCTTACTGGCATAACTGCTTGGAATGAATTATCTCTTGCAAGTTTAAGGTTACCAGATGCACTATCACCCTCTGTAATATAAATCTCACAATCTTTACGAGGTTTACCCTTACAATCCGCAAGTTTAGAGTCAAATTTTAATGCTTTTTCTTTTTTCTTAACTTGTGCCCTGGCATTATCGCGAGCCTTTTTAGCAGCCTCTCTCGCTTTGCGTGCGTTAATGGCTTTATCCGCGATTAATTTAACTTCTTTTTCATTACTAATCATCCAAGAGTTTAGAGCATCAATGATAGCTCTTGTAAAAGGTCCCATATCAATCTTTGTGATACGAGATTTAACCTGAGCATCATATGCTACTCCTGGTGCAGTAATATTAAATATAACATACAGACCCTCTTGTAAATCATCGCCTGTAAGATTTTCATCTTTATCTTTTAACCATTTTTTATCCTTAAAGAACTTATTAAACTCTCTTGTCAAAATGGTTTTAACTTGAGTAATATGTTGCCCTGATTCTGTTAATCCAGTATTGACATATGGAATAATTGTTGAGCCATAAGATGAGGTATATGTCATTACCATATCCATTTTATTTTTGCCATCAACAAAATTCATTATCAATCTATTATCAATTAATTCTTTATCCTTAACCGCTTCATCTACTAAGTCATTAATACCATTTTTAGATACGAAGCTTTCAACAACTCCATTGTTATCTAAATTAATAGTTAATCCAGGGCATAAAGCAGTAATTGTTTTACATAAAGTTTTAATTTTCCCAATTTCAACTTCAGTATGAATAAAAAATTCTTCAGAAGGCTGCCAAGATACTAAAGTTCCAGAAGGATCTGTTGATTTACCAGAATTTCTTTTATCAAATACGCCCTCTTTAAAATATACAGTTTCAAATTGTTTATCTCTGTATGTGGTTACTGTTAGCCAATGTGAAAGATATGTGGTAATTTTACTACCAATACCGAAAGAACCTAAAGAGGTCCCCTCATATGTTCCATCTTCTCTATATTTTCCCGAAGTATTAAGAACACTAAAGGCTGCTTCTAAAATAGATTTGCCATCATCTCTAAAAGAATTAGGAATAAAACCTTGTCCGTAATCTCGAACAGTTACTATATCTTTATTAATTTTTAAATCAATCTGATTACCATGACCTAATCTATATTCATCAATTGAGTTAGAAATAATCTCAATCAAAAGTTGAGTTGAGTATGTAGTATCACCACAATAGACTCCAGGCCTTAATCGAGTAAATTCAAGTGGAGATAATGATTCAATACTGGTCTCATCATATAAGTTATTCTTCGCTGTCATCAATATCTACCTCAATTGGAACGCAATAATTTCTACCAGCTTTTTCATTTATTTTACTGGCGCAATCTTTACAATAGTAACCAATCCAGCCTCTCGTCATATGAGTTGCTGGCATACCACAATTAGCACAAATATGCTCGCTTAAATCCTCATATTTAGAAACTATTTTATGAATACGAGGACTGCGGCCACTATCATACCAACGTAATGAACCATACTTTTCTTTAACTTGTTCTACATGGTAATTTTTTGGATCAATTCCATCTAATTTTAATGCTTGAAGGATTTCTTCACACATTTGTTCTCCAAAAGTATAATTCCAACCATCCGGCATATCGTCTAATTGAGTAAAAGAATAATCGTAATGTTCGTCCCATAATTTATTTTTTTCAGCATCTAACCACATTGAACCATGATTAATACTATCATGCGGGTGAAGCCAAGGATATTTTTCAATTAATTCTTTATTTTGAGAAATAGTTCGTCTTAAATGACTCATGACCCACTACCTCCTTTACATATTTTTTTTCAAGACAAATTCGATAATAAGGAATACCATTATCTGGATAAAACATAACATTTCCATAAGAATTAACATCTGTAGCGAATCCTTTAATATTTTTCATTTCTGGTCTATAATTATAGTTATTACCAACAATCATTCGTTTCATATAGATACTCCTTTCATACATAATTATTATATCAAAAATAATAAAAAATGTCAAGATTTTTTATCCTGACATAGTTTTTATCATTGGATTACTTTTTTATTCACTAAAATCTAATTCTGAATTGTAGGAGTTAGTATTCCAGTAGCTAACTTGTCGGCTATTTCATTACCTTCAATACCAATATGACCAGAGCATTTAATTAAATTAATATAATGATTACCATCGTTTAATAACTTGTATCCATATTGTATTAAATCCAGGTTCTCTACCTCTTTACCACCCGGTCTTTGCCAATTATTACGTTCCCAGCTTTGTGCCCAAACAGTAAGAGCCATTAAAGCATATTGTGAATCTGTATAGACATCCGGCTGCTCCCAAGGGTCTTGAGTTCCATATTTTTCAATAACTTTGATAATAGCTGATAGTTCCATTCTATTATTAGTTGTATTGTTAACTTGTTCTGAATACATATCTATAATATCGCCCAGTTCATTATATACAACAAAACCAAAACCGCCTATATTGTCAGCTCCTTTAGTATTATTAATTCTTGTAGATCCATCGCACCATATGGTATACATTTATATCTCCTTTTTTCACTGTAATCGTTGTTTTGTAACCGGGTCAATTCCGCTTGTTTTAGTTTTACCATTTAAAGCATTATATAATGCAGCATTTGATATGTTATACGTCTTTGCGGCAACAGAAACAGATGGAAAAATTTCTCCAGTAGTAATACATTTAACCTTATATTTAGGTGGATTAGGTTTGTAGGATAGTTTATTTGGATATCAGCATCGTTTAGAACTTTCGCTTTTATTAATTTTATGATATTTTTTAGAATTGCCCACAATAATTGCTTCAGGAAATATCGTTTTTCAAGTGTAACCTTGGATGATTTTTTTAAAAGCACTATAACTAATTTTATTTTTATAGTCTTGATAGATATCCCAAGCTGGTTCTAAATTATAAACACGTTGTCTAATATTATAAACATTTTGTTCTGTTAATTTTGCTTGCGGATTTAATTCTCCAATTAAGCTTGGTCCAGTTTCTCCCCCTAATGTTTCATTATAGCCATCTTTATAACTATTATAATATTTAATCCAATATCGCTCTCTTTCAAAACGTAACTTTTCATCAGTAATTTCTTCTACTATTGAAAAAGAAAAATTTTCAATACCATATTTTCGAAAAGCTCTGTGAATTGTATAATTATATTGAACTTGAGTGTTATCAAAAGTTTCAAATTTATGGTGATATCATCTGTTTTCTATATTTTTTGAACATCCAATATAAACTTTATGATTAATATTATTTTCTATTTTATAAATTCCGGCTGTCATTAAAAACTCCTTTTTGTTTTTGTTGTTTTTGAGCGATTGTGGTAATAAAATTGTATCGAAAATTTTTTTGTTTGTCAAATTTGTGGCTGGCGGTTTAACCGATCGGATTTAGCTGCGGCCGCACAAAACTTTTAACATTTTCTATACTATACCCGTATTGTGCAAGCCATTTTGCGGCATCGACTCGATATGGATAACATTCAGAGCAATCAATAATATGACTAGAATCTCAACCATAATAATCGCAAATTTTGCGGCATAAAAACTGCAATTTTAATAGTACCCCGCCCGCATATGTTTCATCATTGTTACATTCGCAGATAAAGATATGAATATAATTATCATTTCAAGTTTTCATATCTTCTGGATGGGCTTGTACAATACCAATTTCATTGTTATTAAGTTTACCAACAAAATAATGAAAATTAAAACTACGATGGCTATGGTTAAAATCATTGCCGATAAAAACCGTATGCCCTATTACTGATTCCAAATATTTATATTGTAAATCAGTTTTTGTAGGTTGAATATATGATTTTAAATATGCATTATTAGTTCCAGAAGAATGAATCATAATTCCTATTGGATCTTGATATCTGTTTAATGCATATTGTGTGCTATTAGTTGCTCAGCACTTTACGATCTCTTGATTTTCTAATTTTTGCATGGCACTCATCCTTATCTCTAATATATTCATATAAATCTAATTTTAAAACTGCTAATTGGTGTTTAGCAATTTCTAAATCATTATTTAATAAATTAATATGATGAAAAAGCCGTTTAGCTTCATATGACTTAGGATTAAAATGATTGCTATATTTCATAGAGTAATATAATTGCTTTAAAGCTGTTAACTGAATCTTTAAATCATCTCTATATGTTTTAGCAGCACTAATTTGTGCACGCATTTCTGCGATAGTGCCACCGATCAATGCACTTTCAAAATCCCGATCTTCATCAGCACAATGTGCTTCACCTTTAAAAACACGACCAAGAGAGTCTACCACTGTGCAAGTCGCATAACCATTTTCGTATGTAAAAATAGGCTGTTTTTTCATAGTACAAACCTCCTCATATTTATTATAACAAAAAATAAAAAATAACGCCAAAAAGGCCGGTCGGAAAACCAGCTTTTGTAAAGAAATATTTAAATGGGGTTATTTATTTGGGCGGACTGCGGTTGCCGATCTGAGCGGAGATTATCTCTGGATCTGGCAGTGCCCTATATTCGGCAGCCGCATCCGGTCCCCATTCCCAGGCCGCAATCATTGTACACAAAAACACAAATAACCATACAAAAAATAAGATAAAGAATAAAATCATTAATTACCTCTGTTATTTATATCACTAAGTATCTTCTCTATTGAAACAGGATAACCATCATGTGCATCTACCGCAACATTATAAATATGGTATTCTGGAAATTGAAAAATCTCTTTACTATGAGTATGCCCCGATATGTTATATCGCTTCTTAGGAGTAGCAGTGCTAGATACCATACTTGGATAATGACTTAAAAAGAAAGTCCATTTACCAGCCTTAATACTATCTGCATAACAAACATCAACTACATTCCAAGCCTGCTGGTATAATAAAACTCGTTCATCGGTATCATGATTTCCCAAAATGATATGAATATTACCTTTAAGATTTTGTAAAATATCCATCCCAGTATCATTATCATTAAGCATAACATCACCAAGATGATATACTTCATCATCTATATTTACGACGCTATTCCACTTTTGGATAAAATCTTTGTTCATATCATATATATTAGCATAACCACGAGGGACATACAAAAAATCTTTATCATGGCAAAAATGCGTATCACTAATAAAATATATCACTACATATGTTCCTCCTCAAATAAACCATTATTAAACTTCCTAAAAAATCGTTTAACATCTTTTTCGTCATAACATTCATAATGATTGACTTCAGTTTTGCAATAAGGACAATATAACTTCTTTAAATGACCTCGACCTCGTTGCGATGCTTGATTACGCCAAACATTTAAACCTCGATTACCACAATGGGTACAATAAAACTCATGACATTCTAACTGTGCCATACAATAAAATCACCTTACCTTTCATTATTATTATATCAAAAAATTAAAAAATTTTCAAATAAACCTCAAAGAGGCTTGGTAGTTAGCTATTTTTTGATAATAATTCCAGTTAATATGCCAATTGTTAGACCAACAGAAAAAGCCACAATACTAGAAATTATAATATATTTACGAGTATCCTGTTGCTGTTTTTGAATTTTATATTCTATTAATTTAATTTTTTGCTGTTCCAAGCGAGCTTTATAATCTGCAATCATCTGTTCTGAACGGTCCATATCTATTACCTCCTATATATATATTATAACATATATTTATATATAAAAAAAATAGGGAGACATAAGTCTCCCTATTAAAGATCGGCAATTTCTGCTCTAAACATATTTGCACGAGCAGGATTTCTTAATTTACGCATCGCTTTAGCTTCAATCTGTCGAGCACGTTCTCTAGTAACACCAATAGCCTTACCAATATCTTCAAGTGTTTTACCAACACCATCATCGAAGCCAAAACGCATTAAGATAACAGTTTTTTCTCTATCAGATAATGAGCTTAATAAATCCATAACTGCATCTTTTTTCATATTTTCTTTAGCAATTTGTTCTGGAGTTTTCATATTTAAATCCGGAATAATCTCGGTTAAATCACCATCTTCATCATCTCCAATAGGCTTGTCTAAAGAAATTGGATTAACATATGAGTTAAGATATAACTGGACCTTATCGACCGTTAAATCAGTTTCTTTAGCGATTTCATCTAAAGTGGGTTCTCTATGCAATGACTGCGCCAGGGTGGTTTTTGCCTTATTAATTTTGCTCATCGCTTCAACAACATGAACCGGAGTACGAATCAATCTACTCTGGTCTGCGATCGCGCGTGAAATCGCCTGCCGCACCCAATATGTTGCATATGTAGAAAATTTAAAGCCTTTTGTATAATCATATCGGTCTGCGGCTTTAAGCAATCCCATATTACCCTCCTGGATTAAATCAAGGAAAGATAACGGGCTTTTACCGATGTATTTTTTAGCAATAGAAGCAACAAGTCTTAAGTTAGATTCAACAAGTTTATTTTTAGCATCGGCATCACCATCAGCAATACGTTTTGCTAAATACAATTCCTGCTCCGGGCTAAGAAGCGGGATAGTATGAATCTGTCTCATATAAATCGTAACTGAATTGCTTGTGCTTGAGAATTTTAAATCATCATTGGAATCTTCATCAAAATCAGATAAAGCAATTTCAATACCTTTATCATAAAGATATTCATATGCTTTTTCAATATCTTCATCTTCGGTAAAAGTATCAGTAATTACTGAATCCTGAATTACACCATTCGTAGCTTTTGCAACTAACTGTTCAATCGTTTTTTCAAATTCCATTTTCAAAATCCTCTTTTCTTACTTTCTATAATAATTATAACAAATTTTTTATAAAAAATCAACAAATGGAACATTTACCTAAAATTTTTGCTATGGGCGGAAAATCAGCAGCAACGACCGCTGACGCTGGCTAA